TTGCCGCACCCGCACGCTGGGTCTATAAAAACGCTGTCTTTGATACAAACAGAAAAAGCCTTCTCCGGCACATAAGTGCTGAAAAAGGCTTGAAATAAAGGGCTTTCGAGGTTCCGCTGTGTTTTACAGCAGAGCTTCGGAAGCCCTTTTTCTGTTTATTCGATTGTTGCTGGCCGGTTCTGTGGCCTTTTGAACTTACCCCTCAAAACAGGCAGTCGGAGGAATAATTAAAAAGTGTGGAATAATTAAAAGGTTCAGTAGCCTCTATATTTCCTTGCGCTTCTTTGAATCAGTTCGTGTATTTCCTCGACATCGATGACACTCATCATCGTATTCTGATCATCTACAAATCTGCGAGCACCACGGGTGACATGTCCAGTTGTTACGAGAATCGCTTTGTTTATTTGGTCAGCCGACTGGACGCCATATAGAGAACGAACGATATTTACGCCCACAGAGTTCTGGCGTCCGTAGCGTTTACACTCGATATAGAAAACGACCGGCTTTCCCATCTCATACTTTGTTGCGATTATATCACGGCCACCATCTCTGGTTTGTTGTGTCAACTTTGTTTCAAAGCCTTCATCTTGAAGCACCCGTTCGATAACCGCCTCAAACTCTCTGGGAGAAATGTCGTAGATCAACTCACGATTCTGGGCGATGTCCATGATGATTTGCTCCACCCGTGTAAATGCAGGGTATGCATCATCGAGGTCAAAATCATCTTGGCTATATATGACTCCCATGTGCGGCTCTTCCTCAAACCGCCCGCCAGTTATTTCACTATCTTCATAGTTGAATGCACCTATTGGGTACTCGTAGCCAGATATTCTGAAGGAGATTTCATTCCCACATCGATCACATTCAATGTATCCCTCGTGACGGAATTCGATTTCTTCACCCATCCTATTATCGCCACGATCATATACATAGGACTCAAAATCAAAATCTTCTTTGTGTATTCCGGTAATCTTCCCGCATCTACCACAGCGGATAAAAACATCTTCTAAGAGTTCCATCATAGGTAGTCAAGCTGTATATCCTTTTCGTTCATCAAAAGATAAAGTAGCCGCTCCGGAGTCATGATGAACACATACCGTCTGCTCGTGTCATCAATCTTAAGAGCGGCATCCCCGGCAGCCGTAACCAGATGGTATCTGTGTTCTTTCAGAGACAATCCTAAGTCTTCCGTGATTTTTGTGCGAACCTCGTTTATTAACGCCTTGGTCGGAACGATGATGGCAAAATTGTCTCTTGTCCCGGAAAGGATCTGTTGTTTGATGAACATCCGCATGATGTACGACTTTCCCATTGACGTAGGGCCGGAATAACTAAAATAGTCGTCCTGCAGATGGTCATAAACCTGCTTCTGGGCACTCATAAATCGTTTGCCTTGGTCAGCAGGAATTGTGAGGTAGTCTTTTTTGAATTCTCCAAATATGCGATCCAGCGCATCGATACCATCAAATGTGGAGTCAATGAGCTTCTGACCTTGATAGTTTCCGAGGTTGGCAAGGACCACACCAGTCATATAGGTAACTGTCGAATCATCCGGATAGAGATAATGGAGCATTGTGACAATTTCCTGTGCCCACATTTTCTGGGAGTCCGCAAGAGTGCTGTGATTCGATTTTGAAAGAAGATCGGCAAAAGTCAGCGCATCGATCTTCGGAATATGACGCTTGGCCCGTTTCTTAAAACCGAAGACCTTTATCGAATAGTTGAAAAGGATGTCCTCGTAAATCTTATGAAGATATGTGTCGTCATTCAGTTCTGCGAAGAACGCCTCGCCAAACTTTTTATTGCTGTTGGCCATCAAGCGTCACCTTCTCTCATAATCTTCTTCATGATAGATTTTTTGTCTTCCTCTGCATCATCCAAAGGAAGTACATAGATATAGAAGGAGCGATTCTGGAGCCCCATCTTATTTATGCGATCACGGATTTGTGGTGCATAGTAAAGAATGTCAGCATCCATCTTCTTTTCAATCTGGTCACGGTATTCCTGTGATGTGTATTTCGACTTATACAAGCCGAGAGAATAGCCGACAAAAACACCAAAGGCTGAATCCCGATTGACCTGCTTGTTCGGTTCAGGCTTGATGATCGGTCTGAGTTCTCGAACAACAGGATCATTTTCAGGCAGTTCGAAGATCGTGCTGTTTACGATTTGGATCTCATCGCTTGTTCTGGAATTGACTTGCTGGATATGGTCAAACGCATTGTTGATGGCATCATCGAAGCCTCCTACAACGCTGGAAACCCCGAAAACCATCTCGAAGGTGACTGATGTGTCATCAGCAGATAGAACTTTGATATGCATTCCATCGCTGGAGCTGGTTCCGCTCTTTACCGCCGATGTTAGCTCGACCTTGCTATAAATCTTGGGAGCCCCCAGCACCGTCTCAAGGAATGCGTACAGGAGAATCTCGCCCATTTCGTTGCCCGTCCCACGCTGGTCAGCAGCTCCGTTTTTATGCATGATGTCCAGAGCCTTAATACCTACCAGATGGTCATCGCCATCCAGATGGAACTTCTCCAATTTGGAGCGGGAAAACACATACCGACCGATATTCCTCTCCAAAAAAGTCAGCAGATTGTCCTGAGAAAAATGGAAATCGGTCACATCTTTTAGCCGGAATAAGCGCAGTTCACTATTGGCATGCACACCAAGGCCCTCCGAGTGGAAGACCTCTGTGAAGACTTGATTAAAGTCCTTATCATTTACGGTTTTTGCCAAGTTGATATTCATGAACTACGCCACCTCCAGAAATTATTGGTCGCTATATCTTTTAAAGTTTTCGGCCTGCTCCATGACCTTCTCAAAGACCTCTTCATCCCACTCAGGCGGATAACCATTCTGGTACAGAAGCACGGTCAAATCCATATTGAGCTGATTCTTGATGTCATCACGGGTAGACCAGTCAGCAAACTGAGCCTTGTCGTCGACGAGTTCTTTGATTTTCTTTGCCAAGATAAGACACTTCTCATCCGCATATGGGAATCCGTGGTCATCACGAACTTTTACGAGAATGTCATAGAACGCCTTTTCCTCATAGGAAATGCCCAGCCGCTCGAAAGAAGTCTGATCGGCTTTCAAATCATTCATTATCTTGATCAGCTGATCGGACAGATCGTTGACGAAGTCAGCAACAACCTCACTGGTGAACACGAGCTTGTCTCTGCTGTTATATGCATCGACGACTTGACGCAGCCGCTCATCAAACTCAATAGCCTTAACCTTGTTAGTGCGGCCATAAGCTGTAATAGCCTTTTTGAGGAGCTTGAGCAAAGCATTGAATTTTGTAATCGGTAGATTGACTTTATCCAGTTCTTCCAAGAAGTCATCGCTGAACAGATCGACTGATTTGTGCTCGTCTACGATGTTTTCTATGCCTGTGCAGGTAATAGCATCTTTGACCATTTCTTCAACGACGCTATTCATCACTTCAGCATCTGGGGCATCGCCCTTTGTCTGTTTATAAATGATGGAACGGATCGCCAGATAGAATTGCGCTTTAGCTGTTTCGGCATCGGTCAGTTCGCCGGACGGAAAGCAGATCATATAGGCACTCTTCAATCTGCGAGAAAGTCCCATGAACCTTGTCTGCATTTCCTTTTTCAACTGCACATACTCGGCAGCTGCATTTAAGCAATTGAGACGCTCTAACGGAGTTCCGCTGAAGAATTTGGAAGCGTTAAATCCATCCAGAAGCTCATCTATCAATGCGAGGTGGTTTCTGAAGATGGAGAGCGTGATGTTCAGCTCGTCAATCGGACTTTCCTGTGGGCCGCCGTATTTCTTGACGGCCTCCATCATATCATTCTTAATTCCGATATAGTCGACAACAAGGCCTCTATCCTTGCCATCAAACACACGGTTGACACGGGAAATCGTCTGGATGAGCGTATGCTTCTGCAGCGGCTTATCGATGTACATTACAGCGAGGGACGGAACATCAAAGCCGGTGATCCACATGTCAACAACAACGGCGATCCGGAAATTGGAATCGTTGTTCTTGAACTGGCGGTCCAGCATCTTGCGATATTCTTTTGTGCCACAAAGATCATAGAGTTCCTTCTCGTCGTTTTGGCCCTGTGTCGCCACCATATTGATCATCGGCAAAGCGACGAGTTTATCAAGCTGCTCACGGGTGAGCTGATCTTCGTGCTCGGCCTTTTTCTTTACGAACCATTCAGGGCGGATTGCTTCGATGGCCTTAAGCACTTTAAATGCAAGCGGCCTGTCGGCGCAGACGATCATAGCTTTCTGTACGACTTCCGGCTTTTCGGTGCAGAGGGATTCATAGTGGGCAACGACATCTGCTGCCAGCTTTTTGAGCCTATCAGGATGACCAAGGATTGCAGACATGCGGCTCATAGCCCGTTTGCTTTCCTCGATCTGCTCCGGATTGGAGCCTTCGGCAGCACACTGCTGATAGTACTTTTCGATTTCTTTGGCCTGTTCGTCAGAAACAATAACACGGGCCAATCTCGGTTCATAAGCGATTCGGACAGTAATGCCGTCATCACTGGATTCCTTCATCGTGTAGCTGTCAACAACACGACCGAAAACGGCGATAGTTTCATCAATCGGCGTACCTGTAAAACCGCAGTACGTTGCATTCGGGAAACTGTCACGCAGGTATTTTGCAAAACCGTAAGTGGTGAATACACCCTTGTCGGTTTTCTTCAATTTTGCTCCGACACCGGTCTGCGTTCTATGGGCCTCGTCGGAAATACATATAATGTTGCTACGATCCGAGAGAAGTCCGGTCTTTTCGCAGAATTTCTGGATTGTGGTGATATAGACGCCTCCGCTCGGCTTGTCCCGCAGCGTTTTCTCCATATCTTCACGGCTCTCAATGCTGCGGACATCGCTCTGATGCAGATACTTCTTTGCGGTAACAAACAGCTCCGAAGTCTGGGTATCCAGATCCTCACGGTCCTCCAAAATTACAATCGTGGGATTGTTGAATGCTTCATTATCCCGGAGTGCAATTAGCCGGGAAAGGAACAGCATCGTGTAAGTCTTACCGCAGCCGGTAGCTCCGAAGTATGTACCGCCTTTGCCGTCGCCTTTAGGACGCATATGTTCCCTGATGTTGCCGAGCATCTTGTGTGCGCCAAAGAACTGCGGATATCGGCATACAATAGCCTCATCCTTTTTGCTATCATCCGGATAGAAGATGAAGTCTCGAAGGACCTGCAGCACACGATCCTTTGCAAAAGCTCCCTCGATCATGGTCAACAAAGAACTGATGCCATTGGAAACTTTGTCGGTGTCATTTGCCTTATTCCACGAGTAATAGAACTTATAAGGCGTGAAGATACTTCCGAGTCGTGTGTTGGCCCCATCGCTGATGACCGAAAGGAAGCAATACTTCATGAGTTTGGGAATGTCACGGGTGTAGCGGATGGTAATCTGCTCCCATGCGTCATGGATGGTGGTATCCTCCTCGATAGCAGTTTTGAACTCGCAGATCGCAATCGGGATGCCGTTGATAAACACAAGCAGGTCCGGACGACGCAGGTGCTCGCCCTGAACCGAATACTGGTTTACAACCTTGAAGATATTATTCTCCGGATGATCGAAGTCGATGTAGTCCACATGAAGAGCCACTTGACTGATGTCATCACGCGCAAGGTCAAAGCCCTCATTGACCAGCCAGAATGCCTCCCGGTTTCCAAGATAAAGCGGTGTGGCCTGAATCAGAGCGAGCTTGTTGATAATCTTCTGCATTTCAACTTCGCTCAGTTCGCTTTTGGCATAACGAGTTGAAAGGAACGAGCGTAAATCATCCACAAGCAGAATATCCTCGTACTGCCTATGTATGCTTTCACCCTGCACATAAATGTACTCTTGCTTTTCAAAAAGCTCAATTATGGCATGTTCCAGCTCATCTTCGGTGAACTTACCCTTTTCAAAGATATAGTCCATATAGTACTTCCTTTCCAACGGCAATAGAGTATTATTCTTCCTTCAGCAACTCTTTTAAATAGACACCGTTTTTATCTTTCCATGTAACATGTCCGTTAGTACTCCGCCCCGTAACAAAGTTGGCTGCAGTGGATGGGCTCTTAAAAACGGCATCAGTAATTACAATCCCATTTTTTACATACCTATCCCTTTGCCGCTCGATTGTATTAGCTCCTCTGAACTTTTCGGAACGAGAAATATCAGCAGAAACCTTCGATCCTTTTTTCACGATAAATACCTTTTTATCAGGATAGTATTCACCAGTAGCATCTGCATTTTTATTTTTGATGAAGAGCAGCATGTTTTGTCCTCCTTGTTCTTAGAGACTATTAACAACTTATCTTCAAATTGTCGATTCCGAAAGCGACCCTTTAATGAGGATTGGACATAAATCCTTAATCTGTGCCTTCAATCTGTCGTTTATAGCTTTTCTTGCCTTGTAAACTTTATAGATTCCAGCAATACTCTTTTGAATCTCTATATCCGGAACGGGAATCTCTAAATCACCTAAAGAATCAATATCAAAAAACAGAGTTGCGCTTCCAAACGAATTAAACAACACTTTTCTTGCGAAGCTCTCCCGCTGCAAAAGTATGTACAAATAATAAGGGTAGAGCTCTTCAGGCTTACTCACATAGAATGATTCGTATGCTGGTGTGACGATCAAGTCATCTCCCTCATTAAGGGCAATGCTTAACTTTGTTATTGTGCTGTTTACTCTTGAGTTATAAACAAAGTAATTCTTCTTAATTATTTTGAATGTTGAAACATCTCCTGAAAACAACCTCATTGGCTTAATAAACTCACCGTCGTTGTTGAACCCTTTCACTTCAGCTTTGCTAAACACCGCATCTTGATTTTTTGCCAAGTTTCTTGCGATATAGTTTTTTATTGGCTGAGCATTTTTGTAATCCAAGTTATTAATAAATGCATCACAAACCAGTTTCAAATCTTCAAGCCCACGCTCATAGCTTCTCTGGTTTGTTAACATAGCCAGATATACATCTGCATACTTCCTCTGAACATCAATCGGAGGAAGCTCAATATCTATATCACACATTTCACTCCAATCAAAAGTTTCTCGTGCAGAGCCCCATGAATTAAAGCGTGAGTACCTATCGAATTCAGATCGATTAAAAAACATAAATAAATATTCAGGCAGAAGAATATCAGTGCGGATGATCCTAAAAACAATATAAGATGATGAAACTATATATGTGCTTTCAGTATCATTATGAGCGAGGGTAATTTTCTCTCCGTTTCTTGATGTAACAGTGACGTATGCGAAATCACCCGGCTTGACCAGTTTATAAGGTCTAAGCGAAACGCCCTCCATATCAGCTTTCGTTTCAATAAAAATTTTTTGGATTGAAATACCTTTAACATCGTCCAATGTGTACTGCAGGAGAGAATTCCGTTCGTCACATTGCTCAATTAAATCTCCGAGTTTATGTTTAGTCAATGCCATAGCCGATCCCCCTAAAGGCAGTCTCCAGCATAGCTTGTGACTGTTTTTCTTCAACAAGAACCGCTTGCATCTCTTCCTGAATCCGTGTCATTTCAGATGCAAAATCTATATCAAGGTCGTGGTCAATGAACTCGATGTATTTACTTGGTGCCAACGAATAGTTCTTAGATTCGATTGTAGCAAGTTTCCCAGCCGCAAGCAGTTCCTTTTCATCCTCTGTCAAATCTGAATTGAATAGTTTAACAGACCGGCAAAACTCAGGCACATCTGAGTAAAGGCTGGTATCTGTGCTTCTCCAATCGTTATAAACCTTTTTAACTTGTGCGATCTGTCCATCAGTTAGAACAGTTTTTTTCTTTTTCTTCGTTTTGTCGATCACAATCTCTTCAATATTCTCATCCCAACGACGGAGGTCAATGAAAAGTATTTCGTGCGTACGATCACGAAGTTGTCTGCCGTTAACGGTTCCGGCCTTTTTATTCATGTTGATAATCCAGAGAGTGACAGAAATATCTGTGGTATAAAACATATCACGCGGGAGGACAATAATAGCTTCAACACGATCTCTTTCAAGAACTTCTTTGCGAATGGTATATTCATCTCCATCAGCATTTAATGCACCATTAGCGAGAAGGAAGCCTGCAATACCGTGGCTAACATCAAGTTTTGAAAGCATGTGGAGCACCCACGCATAATTTGCATTGGCCACCGGTGGCATAACGCTAAAGCCGGTGAAACGAGGATCGTCGGTCAGTTCGTCCTCCTTCCTCCAGTTCTTGAGATTGAACGGAGGATTGGCCATGATGAAATCAACCTTTTTATCCTTGTGCTGATCATCTGTAAAAGATGAGGCATTTTTTTCGCCAAGGTTGTGAGCAATGCCACGGATGGCAAGGTTCATCTTGCAAAGACGCCACGTTTCAGGTACGCTTTCCTGTCCAATAATGGACACATTTTGACGATTCCCTTGATGACGGTCGACGAACTTAAGGGACTGTACAAACATTCCCCCAGAACCACAACAGGGATCGTATACCACCCCGCTGAAAGGTTCGATCATTTCTGCGATCAGCCTAACAACACAGGCCGGTGTATAGAATTCGCCTTCTTCCTTCGTTCCAGCCGCAGCGTAGGCCTGAAGGAAGTATTCATAAACTCGACCGATCAGGTCTTCCTCTTGGAAGCGTTTCTCGTCGATCAGGTTGACGTTATCAATGAGGTCTTTGATCTTGGACTTATCTGCGCCAAGAGAGGCAAACAGGTTCAGCGGAAGCGTTCCTTTCAGCGGCGGATTGCTGTCTTCAATATCGGCCATCGCCTGATCGATAATAACGGCGATGTCGTTAGCGGACGCATGCTTTACGATGTAGGACCACCGTGCGGTCTCTTTCAGGTAGAACACATTTACCGCATTGTAGAAAGAGGCTTTCTCCAAAAATGCGGGTATTTCTCCATATTGTGCAATAAGCTCCGCACGACGCTTCTCAAACTTATCACCGGCGAACTTCAAGAACACCAGTGCAATAACAGCATCTCTATTTTTCTCAGTGCTGCCCACGCCACGCAGGGCAACACGGCAGTTCCACAATACGGTTTCCAGCGATACCGCCGTTTCTTTCTTTGCAGCTCTTGCCATAAATATTTACCTCATTCCTGTATTTGTCTTGTCGGGACACTGTCCCAGCATCATTTTACAAAGTTTGCGGTCCCATAAAACGGACTCAATCTTCCTTTTTGTCTTCGACTGTTTCTGCAGCACCACCAGAGCGGACCCAATCGTCCACTTCGGAGAGCTTGAATTTCCAAAGGCGGCCTACCTTATAAGCTGGCATGCCCCGCAATGAAATCCAGTGCAGGATCGTTTCCCGACCAACGCCAAGATGCTCTTGAACCTCTTTCAGCGTGGACCATTTTTCGACATTGTTTTCAGCCACGATCTCGTCCTCCTATACTCTTGAATCGGTCATAATCGAATGACACGTTTACTACAACATCAAAAACATATCTACTGTTCGGGAAGCAGTTCTTTCCGTCCGAGTCCTGCATTTCCCACTTACAATTAAAACTTCCCTCAAAGCCGTTGGCAGAAATGTCGACGGCTATTTTTGTTATTCCACCCGGCATCACATCAGGGATGTCGAGCTTCGTCAGAGAGAACTTTGGCCTAATTTCTGCCTGATTTGCCAGCACTAAACTTCGGCCTGTCCAGATCGCCTTTCCGTAGTTGTGGATCACCCACTCATGATGAATGGTTTCGTAGCAGCCCACGTCGTGCCTATTGCCTCCGGGCTCGACCCACACATTGTCTCCTGCGTAAAGAACCTGCGGAATCTGATAGCCAGACTGGATTCCCGTGATTCGTTGTCGGTTATAGGCCTCAACCAGCACCATCGGAGCATCCTCGGCCTTGGATTCGATAAAGGCTTTAACCTGCTCGGCAAGGGCGGCTGAGACATATTCCTTCTTTCGCTCGATGCTTGATGGAACTCCTATCGCATCGATCAAAGGCCCAACATGCTCGTCCTTCAGATGCGTTTGAAAGAATGTCGTCAGAGGACCCAGATCCACTGGCTTCGGAAGCTGTTTTTTGAAATTGGATGCAAACGGTTTGTTTCCGTTGTAGATCGACTTCAGGTGATCGTCCGAATAGTCCCGGAGGATCTTAGCTGCTTTCACAAGGCCTTGCATGTACTGACCCTGCGATGCGTACCCGAAATATTCGGCTTTGACTATGTTGCAAAAATCCGAAAACAGCACCGATTTCACCCCTTCCCAAAAAGAACCATCAAAAGAACCAAAGAACCATCAGAACCGCTGTATCAGCTCTTTCAAGTCAAAAATCAGCCCGGTTACCATTAGTACAGCCGAAGGGAAACTGGCCCCGTGGCCGACGAGAGTGGTTCTATTTATTCATTATATCACGAAAGTGTGGAAAAATCAATCCCATAAGTGATTAACAAGACGTAAACAAGCATAAATCCACTTAAAACGACAAGCGACCATTTCCGAGGCCCCGCCAAGTACCGCACCGACTGATCACCGGTGGCTCAACGGTGCTTGGCGGCACAAGTTAATATTTCAGCTGCCTATTGAGCGGGAAGCTGCAGACCGGAACGGAGAAATCTCCGTCGGGACTGTGGTTGGATTTCTATACCCATTTTGCAGCTGACCATGAAGGTTTCCTCCGTTCCAAGCAAATCGAACGGAGGAAATTTTCATGCAAAACAAAGACTATCGTTACTTCATCCCGGTCGACGGGACCCCCATCGAGGTCAGCGAGGAAGTTTACAGGGCTTACTACCAGCCCATCTGGAACACCCGCTACCATGCCCAGAAGAACGGCGAATGCCGCTGCACCAAGGCCCAGCTTTGGAAGTGCGACGGTGTTTGTCCCGGCTGCCCGTTCTACGCTGCCGGTAAGAAAGTCTCCATCGATACGCCTATCGGCGGCGAGGACGACGAGCTTACCCTTGGCGATACGCTGGCCGACGACGCACCATCTGCGGAGTCCATCCTTATGGATAAGGAACTGCTCGACGCTCTATACGACGAGCTGAACCGCCTTGACCCGGAGGGAAAGCGCATCTGCGAATTACTTATGTACCACTCGGAACGTGAAGCTGCCGACATCATGGGCATGGCCCGTTCCACCTTCAAGCGTCATTGGGCAAAGATTCAGGCTGAGCTTCAGGATAAGCTCAAGGAATACTACCTCTAATTAACTACATGGCCGCCGTGGGAGAAAAGGCCTCCTGCGGCGGCCAAAATTTTTTTGAAAAAAGCGGACCACTTGAGCCATTTCCCTCCAGTGGGTACTGAGGACAGCAAAACAACACAGGTCCTCAGAAAGGAGGAACCGCCAATGAGTGAGTCCAGACCCAACAAGGCCGTCACCGATGAAGAGCTTATCGGAGTGCTTACGGCAATCAGCGTAGTGTCAAGACGTCTGGCGAGGAAGCTGATCCAGCTGAACCAGACAAGCCAATCTCAGGAAGGAGGAAAACAGGATGAGCAAAACGAGCGAAATGGAAGCGACCATCAGAGAGTTACGGGATATTGCATCTTCTATTAACGACATCGCCAACTGGCTGACCGGCGCATTCAGCGGCACCGAGGAAGCGGCCCCTGCTCCGGAACCGGAAAAGACCCTCACCCTCGAAGATGTCAGGGCGATTCTGGCAGAAAAATCCCGTGCTGGTTTCACCGCTCAGATCCGTGACCTTCTCCTGAAGTACGGTGCCAAAAAGCTCTCCGAGGTAGACCCGGCCAGCTACAAGGCTCTGGTAACGGATGCGGAGGTGCTCGGCAATGGCTAATCACGCACTTCTCTCCGCATCGTCTTCGCACAGGTGGCTCAACTGCCCACCCTCTGCAAGACTCTGTGAAGGCTACGACGACAAGGGCAGCGATTTCGCAGCCGAAGGCACTGACGCCCACGCTCTCTGTGAGTTCAAGCTCCGGACGGCACTCGGTATAGAGGCCAAGGACCCGACCGAAGACCTTACTTGGTACAACTCCGAAATGGAGGAATGCGCCAACGGGTATGTGGGCTTCGTGATGGAGCTGGTCGAGGAGGCCAAGAAAACCTGTCCGGACCCCGTGGTTCTGATCGAGCAGCGGCTCGACTACTCCAAGTACGTCGAGGAGGGCTTCGGCACCGGTGACTGCGTCATTATCGCAGACGGGACGCTCCACATCGTGGACTACAAGCACGGCAGAGGCGTTCTGGTCGAGGCTGACGACAACCCGCAGATGAAGTTGTATGCCCTCGGTGCGCTGGAGCTGTTCGACTGCATCTACGACATCGACACCGTCAGCATGACCATCTACCAGCCCCGACGCTCCAACGTCAGCACCTTCACTATTCCGAAGGAAGAACTCTACAAGTGGGCCGATCAGGTTCTGGCCCCGACCGCAGAGCTTGCCTTCAACGGAGACGGTGAATACCACTGCGGCGAATGGTGCCAGTTCTGCAAGGCCAAAGCTGACTGCCGTGAAAGAGCCAACGCCAACATGGAGCTTGCCAAGTTCGAGTTCAGGCAGCCGCCTCTGCTGACAGATGAAGAGGTCGAAGAAATCCTCGGTCGAATCGACGAGCTGATTGCTTGGGCTTCCGACATCAAGGACTATGCGCTTCAGGCGGCCATCAGCGGAAAACAGTGGTCCGGCTACAAGCTGGTCGAGGGCCGCTCCAACCGCAAGTACACAGACGAGAATGCCGTCATCGCAGCCGTGACCGCTGCCGGGTACGATCCCTACGAACACAAGATTCTCGGCGTCACCGCCATGACCTCGCTTCTCGGAAAGAAACAGTTCAACGACATCCTTGGAGGCCTGATCACAAAGCCTCAAGGCAAACCCACGCTGGTGCCGGACAGCGATAAGAGACCGGCAATGACAACCATTATCGATGATTTCAAGGAGGACAACTAATATGTCAAATTCTACTAAACTCGCAAACCCCATGAAGGTTATTACCGGCAAGGACACCCGTTGGTCCTACGCCAATGTCTGGGAAGCCAAGTCCATCAATGGCGGCACTCCGAAGTTCAGCGTCAGCCTCATCATTCCGAAGACTGACACCGTGACCGTTCAGAAGATCAAGGCGGCGATTCAGGCGGCCTATGAGGAAGGTCAGGCCAAGCTCAAGGGCAACGGTCGTACCGTACCGCCTCTCACCGCTATCAAGACCCCTCTTCGTGACGGCGACACTGAGCGTCCGGATGATCCGGCTTACGCCAACAGCTACTTCATCAACGCCAACTCCGCTACGGCTCCCGGCATTGTGGATGCTGACTGCAATCCGATCCTGACTCGCTCCGAGGTTTACTCCGGCGTGTATGGTCGTGCCAGCATCAACTTCTACGCTTTCAACTCCAATGGCAACAAGGGCATCGCCTGTGGGCTCAACAACCTGCAGAAGATCCGTGACGGCGAACCCCTCGGCGGCAAGTCCAGCGCAGCATCTGACTTCTCCACCGATGCGGATGAAGATTTCCTGTCTTGAGGAGGTACACACCATGAACGCTACTACGATTCTTTGCATCCTGCTTCTGTCCCTTTATCTGGTTCTGGCCGTGTTCTGGCTCGTAAGGTCCATCATCGACACCATCGACGACCGCAAGCGTGAAAAGCGCAATGCCGCACTCGATGCCGAGCGTGAAGCTCGTAACGCCAAATGGGAAGCCGAGCGTCAGCAGATTGAACGTGAACGTGCCATTCGTGAGGTCGAGTACCACGAAGCCCGAATGAAGGAACTCGAAAGCAAGTAATCTCCGGCCTGCGGGTGGTGGGAGTAATCCTGCCACCCGATCAGGCTTGGGAAAGGACCGGTGTGTATGAAAACACTCAGTATTGATATTGAAACCTACAGCAGCGTGGACCTTGCAAAATGCGGCGTCTACAAATACACCGAGGCGACAGATTTCGACATTCTTCTCTTCGGGTACTCCATAGATGGCGGCCCCGTGCAGGTGGTCGATCTTGCCTGTGGCGAGAAGATCCCGCCGGAGGTCATCGCTGCACTGACAAACGATGATGTGACGAAGTGGGCCTTCAATGCTCAGTTCGAGAGGATATGCCTTTCCCGCTGGCTCCGAGATCATGGCGGTTTTGATAACGCCTACTACAGCATCCCTGAAGACACCGTCGGCAACTACCTCGATCCGGCCTCATGGAAATGCACCATGATCTGGTCCGCTTACATGGGCTTGCCGCTGTCGTTGGAAGGCGTCGGTGCCGTGCTGGGCCTCGGAAAGCAGAAGCTGACCGAGGGTAAAGAGCTCATCAAGTATTTCTGCCAGCCCTGTGCGCCAACTAAGGCCAACGGCGGTCGCACCCGCAATTTGCCGGAAAACGCTCCGGACAAGTGGGACTCCTTCAAACGGTACAACATCCGTGATGTCGAGGTTGAGATGTCCATTCAGGAAAAGCTCGCCAAGTTTCCGGTGCCGGAAATGGTCTGGGAGCAATATCACCTCGATCAAGAAATCAACGACAGAGGTGTCGCTCTCGATATGGAGCTGGTGCGTCAGGCTATCGCTATGGACACCCGCTCCCGTGCGGAGCTCACTGCCGCCATGAAGAAACTGACCGCTTTGGATAATCCCAACTCCGTGCAGCAGATGAAGCAGTGGCTTTCGGACAACGGTCTGGAGGTTGATTCCCTCGGCAAGAAGGAAGTCGCTGAAATGCTCAAGACCGCTCCGGCAGAGCTCCAGAAGGTCCTCCTTCTCCGGCAGCAGCTGGCCAAGTCGTCCGTCAAAAAGTATCAGGCTATGGAAAAGGCCGTCTGCGCCGACGGTCGTGCTCGTGGAATGTTTCAGTTCTATGGTGCAAACAGAACCGGTCGCTGGGCTGGACGAATTATCCAGATGCAGAACCTACCTCAGAACCATCTTCCAGATCTGGCAGAGGCTCGTGGTCTTGTCCGCTGCGGCGACTTTGATGGCGTGGAGCTTCTCTACGAAGATGTGCCGGATACGCTATCCCAGCTGATCCGCACCGCCTTTGTGCCCAAGCCCGGATACAAGTTTATCGTCTCTGACTTCTCGGCAATCGAGGCCAGAGTTCTGGCGTGGTTCGCTGGTGAAATCTGGCGTCAGGAGGTCTTTGAAAAAGGCGGCGATATCTACTGCGCCTCTGCATCACAGATGTTCAAGGTCCCTGTTGAGAAGCACGGCGTGAACGGCCACTTGCGGCAAAAAGGCAAAATTGCTGAACTCGCCCTCGGCTATGGCGGCTCTGTCGGAGCCCTCAAAGCGATGGGAGCCTTGGAGATGGGCCTTTCGGAAGGCGAACTCCAGCCGCTGGTCACCGCTTGGCGAAACTCGAACCAGAACATCGTGAAGTTCTGGTGGGATATCGACCGGACAGCCATGAATGCCGTGAAGTACCACATGGACGGCGAAGTCTGCGGAGTCAAGTTCTGCTACCAGAGCGGGATGCTCTTCATTACGCTCCCGTCCGGAAGATGCCTCTCCTATGTAAAGCCCAAACTCGGCACTAACCAGTTCGGCGGCGAGTGCATCACCTATGAGGGCATCGGCGGCACAAAGAAATGGGAACGGCTGGAGACCTACGGACCGAAGCTCGTGGAGAACATCGTCCAAGCCACCTCCCGTGACATTCTCTGCTACGCCATGCGGACCTTGTCGCACTGCTTCATTACCATGCACATTCACGACGAGCTGGTCATTGAAGCCAGCCCCGGCGTCGACCTGAAGGTTCTCTGTGAACAGATGGGCCGGACCCCGCCGTGGGCAAACGGGCTCAAGCTACGTGCCGATGGCTACGAGACTTTGTTTTATAAAAAAGACTAACGAAATGGAGGTACCCATTATGGCTGAATATAAAAACGCAGAGGGCTATGCCGATCCCACAGCATTTGGAGCCTTCTGTGCCATTGAAAAAGAAGAAAAAGCTCTCCGGGCATTCAGGCCCATCGTATATATCTGCAGCCCGTATGCCGGAGACATTGAAAACAACACCGCTGCCGCCAGACGCTACAGTCGTTTTGCGGTGGAGGCAGGATACATTCCCATCGCACCGCACCTGCTGTTCCCGCAGTTCCTTGATGATAACAATTCCAAGGAACGTGAGCTGGGGGTGTTCTTCGGGAATGCCATCCTGAGTAAATGTGCCGAAATGTGGGTCTTCGGTGACCGGATCTCCGAGGGCATGGAGGCCGAGATCAAGAGCGCAACTTGGAAAGGACACCGAATCCGCTACTTCAGCGAGACCTGCGAGGAGGTAACACAATGAAATTCACTTTGTACCATGCTGACTGTCTGGAGATTCCCGGTAACTGCACCTACCCGCATAAGGTCGAGGTCACCGGCAAGGACGCTCTGCTTCAGGCAGTTACCAACGATTATGTATGCGCCGAGTATCAGGGCAATTACCGCAGCAACGAGAACTTCATCGGCTCCGACTGCTTGCCGGTTGATTGCGATAACGACCACAGCGACGATCCGGAAGAATGGGTCTATCCCTCTGACGTTGCTAACACTTTCCCCGGTGTGGCTTTTGCGGTCCATTACAGCCGCAATCACATGAAACAAAAGGGCGACAAGGCTCCGAGGCCGAAGTTCCACGTCTTCTTCGCCATCGACCGGATCACCGATCCCGGCCAGTACAGCGAGATGAAGAAACTGGTCAACAGCATCTTCCCGTACTTCGACACCAAGGCCCTCGATGCCGCTCGGTTCTTCTTCGGGACCCAGAAGCCGGAGGTTGAGATCTTCGACGGCCCGATGACGCTGACCACCTTTCTTGCCGACGATGATTTCGACGCCAACATGGACTCCGGCAGCTATGGCGACATCGTTATTCCCGAAGGCAGCCGCAACGCCACTATGTCCCATTATGCCGGACGCATCCTGAAACGCTTCGGCAATACCGATGAGGCGCATAAGCACTTTGCGGAAGTGGCCGCTTGCTGTCAGCCGCCTTTGGAGCAGTCGGAGCTCGACAGCATCTGGCGTAGCGCACAGCGGTTCTATGAAAAGGTCTCCGCACAGGAAGGATACATTCCTCCGGAGCAATACAATCAGGACCTGCAGCTCAAGCCCACCGACTATTCCGATGTCGGACAGGCCACGGTTCTGGCACGGGAATATGAAAACAAGCTCCGCTATTCGCCCTCGACCGACTACCTTGTCTACAACGGTCGCTTCTGGGAGGAGTCCAAGCCCAAGGCACAGGCCGTGGCGCAGGAGCTCACCAGCCGCCAGCTTGAGGAGGCCGAAACCGAAATCAAGAAGGCCACCGATGAGATGATGAAGAACGGTGCATGGGAGCTGCTGGCCTCGATGGGTCCGAAGAAAGCGTCTATGGTTTTCAGCTCAGAACAGGCTCGTTCCTTCCAGAAGTATCAGAACGCCACGACCTACCGCAACTATGCCATCAAGCGTAGGGATTCCAAATACATCTCCGCTGCCTTAAAGGAAACGCACCCGATGGTGGAGATTGACCAGCGGCAGCTTGATGCAGATGAGTTTCTGCTCAATACCCCGTCAGCAACCTATGACCTTCGCATCGGTCCCGCCTCGGCTCACGAGCACACACCCACGGACTACCTCACAAAGCAGACGAGCGTGGACCCGTCTGACGAGGGCATTGAAATCTGGCAGGACGCTCTGGATACCTTCTTCTGCGGCGACAGCGAGCTCATCAATTATGTTCAGGACGTCGCCGGTTTGTCCGCTATCGGAAAGGTCTGCGTCGAGGCCTTGATCATCGCTTATGGCGAGGGCCGCAACGGTAAATCCACCTTCTGGAATACGCTCTCTCGTGTGCTGGGTACCTATAGCGGCAATATGTCCGCTGATACCTTGACCGTCGGATGCAAGCGAAACGTGAAGCCGGAGCTGGCCGAGGCCAAGGGCAAGCGGCTCATTATCGCAGCCGAGCTGGAGGAAGGAATGCGCCTTTCCACCGCCAACGTCAAGCAGCTCAGTTCTACGGACGAGATCTATGCAGAGAAAAAGTACAAGGACCCGTTCAGCTTCGTGCCGAGCCACACCCTTGTGCTTTACACGAACCACCTGCCGAAGGTCGGTGCGCTTGATGCCGGAACGTGGCGCAGGTTAATCGTGATCCCGTTCAACGCCAAGATCGAAGGCTCGTCGGACATCAAGAACTATGCCGACTACCTCTATGCGAAGGCCGGTGGTGCCATTCTCAAATGGATCATGGCTGGTGCCAAGCGTGTGATTGAGCGTGACTACCACGTTGTCAAACCGGCTGTGGTTGAAGAAGCCACCCGTAAGTACAGGGAGAATAACGACTGGCTCTCGCAGTTCTTTGAAGAATGCTGCGTGATTGATCCGGACGCCAAGGCCAAATCCGGCGAGTTCTACACCGCATACCGCAGCTACTGTATGCAGGTGGGCGACTATATTCGCAGCACGACCGATTTTTACGCTGCCTTGGAAACGGCTGGTTTCGTGCGGCGCAAAACCAATGCCGGAGTCATGATTTCCGGCTTGCAGCTTAAGTCTGATTTCTTGGAGTAAAGGCAAAAGTGCAGGTCGTGATAGTCTCTTCCTTAACTATTCCTATAGCATTGAAAAAACAACATATAAGAAAAGTTACGGAAATAAGGTACACGACCTGCACTCCACCCACTCTAATCCCTGATGGAGGAACATTATGCGAGAGAAAACCATAGAACAACACTTAGTCAAGGCCGTGAAAAACAGCGGCGGCATCGCACCGAAACTGGTGAGTCCCGGATTTGACGGGATGCCGGATCGACTGGTGCTGCTGCCCGGAGGCAAGATCGGCTTCGTGGAAGTCAAGGCACCGGGCAAGGAACCGAGACCTTTGCAGGTAGCCAGACACGGATTACTGCGGCGGCTGGGCTTCAAGGTGTATGTCCTTGATGCCCCTGAGCAGATTGGAGGGATACTTGATGAAATACGAACCGCATGAGTACCAGAGGTATGCAATCAACTATATCGAGGACCATCCCTTCGCTGCCGTGCTGCTGGACATGGGCCTTGGCAAAACGAGCATCACACTGACTGCTGTTGCGGACCTGCTGTTCGACAGCTTCGAGGTTCACAAGGTGCTGGTCATCGCTCCGCTTCGTGTGGCCCGTGATACTTGGAGCGCAGAGCTTCAAAAGTGGGACCAGCTTCACCACCTGACCTATTCGGTGGCGGTCGGAAGCGAGGCTGAGCGAAAAGCGGCCCTGACGAAGAAAGCTGATATCTACATCATCAACCGGGAGAACGTCCAATGGCTCATCGAGAAAAGCAAGCTCCCGTTTGATTACGACATGGTTGTGGTAGACGAGCTTTCTTCCTTCAAAAACCACCAGTCAAAACGCTTCAAGGCTCTGATGCAGGTACGGCCCAGAATCAAGCGTGTCGTTGGGCTCACCGGCACTCCGGCCAGCAACGGACTGATGGATCTGTGGGCAGAGTTCAAGGTCATAGACATGGGAAAACGCCTCGGTCGGTTTATCACCTATTATCGGCAGGAGTATTTCGTTCCGGACGCAATGAACGGCCAGATTGTCTACAGCTACCGTCCGAAGCCCGGTGCCGAGCAAGCCATATACCGGAAAATCTCGGATATCACCATTTCGATGAAATCCACGGACCACCTGAAAATGCCGGAACTCATATCCAGCGAATACAAGGTCTATCTCAGCCCCGACGAGCAAGACGTCTACGACGAGATGAAAAAACAGTTCATTCTGGACCTGCCCGATGGTGAAATATCCGCTGCTAATGCCGCAGCCCTCTCCGGCAAGCTCTCCCAGATGGCCAACGGTGCCATTTACGACGATGCCGGAAATACGGTCCCGATTCACGAGCAGAAGCTGGACGCACTGGAGGACATTATCGAGTCGGCAAACGGCAAGCCTCTTCTGGTGGCCTACTGGTACCAGCACGATCTGGAGCGGATCATGAAACGGCTACATGAGCGGCATATTCCGTTCGCCAAGCTGGACAAGGCCGACAGTATCCGCAGATGGAACAACGGAGAAATCCCGGTAGCCCTGATTCATCCGGCTTCTGCAGGACACGGCCTCAATCTTCAGACCGGCGGCAACACCATCGTCTGGTTTGGCCTTACATGGTCCTTGGAGCTCTATTCCCAGACCATCGCAAGGCTCTGGAGGCAAGGTCAGACCGAAGAGACCGTAGTCGTGCAGCATATCGTGACGGACGGTACCATTGACGAGCAAATCCTCCGGGCTCTGAAGGCCAAAGACAAAACGCAGTCGGCTCTGATCGCTGCGGTCAAGGCAAATCTGAAAATCTAACGACAATATTCGACAATCTTCGCCAATCCGAGTGATCACAAATTCGGAGGTGCGGCTTTGAACCCATACGAAGAACTGGCAAACGCCATCATTCTGCAAGCGGTCAAGGATTACCGGCTGACCGACGACGAGCGGGAGCTTCAGGAAATTGAGCGTTTCTTCCGCTCCGGCTGGTTCGGTGTCCTGTCAAAAGTCGATCCGGAATTTCTCATCAAAAAGCTGCGGAAGGAGAAACGAAATGACCGCTAAAGAATACCTGTCACAGGCCCGGACGCTGGATATGCGGATTAAATCCAAGCTCCAGCAAATCGAGTCTTTAAATGAACTGGCCACATCTTGCACTGTCGTTTATAGCGATATGCCGAGAAACCCGAATCGTGGCGGCTCCAAAATAGAACGGGCCGTTCTGAAGATTATCGAGGTTGAGGAAAGCCTGAAACACGATGTTGAGGATCTGGTGGAACTGAAGAAAGAAATCATGGCCACAATTCGGGCCGTTTCGGATGTCGAGCTGCAAACCCTGCTGGAGAAGCGGTATCTGTGCTTCCTCTCGTGGGAGAAGATTGCGGTTGAAATGCATTACAGCATCCAGCACATTTACCGGATGCACGATACGGCACTTTCCTGTGTGGCCGCCATCATGAGAGTAAATGAGAGAGATTGAGAGTCGCCTCTTATGATAGTATTATGATGGACAAAGTAAAACCTACGGAAGCCTTGTGGGAGCCTCTCTCCCGCAGGGCTTTTGTTATGCCCGGAAAGCGAGGTGATTATGTGCCAAGTAGTCCAAAGAAGCCCTGCGCTTACCCCGGCTGTCCAAGGCTTACTGATAGACGCTTCTGCCCGGAACACGAGAAGCTGGACCGGGATCGGTACAACAAGTACGAGCGTAGCCCGGATGTCAACCGCAAATACGGCAGGGCTTGGAAGCGTATCCGTGACAGGTATGCAGCGGCCCACCCTTTGTGTGAGCAGTGCCTCAAGGAAGGTCGGTTAACACCGGTCGAAGAAGTTCATCATATTCTTCCTATTTCCCAAGGCGGCACCCACAATGCCAGCAACCTGATGAGCCTGTGCCAGTCGTGCCACACGAAGATCCATCACGAGCTGGGTGATCGGTGACCGTAGGGCGGGTCAAATCTCTACGACCTTTCTACCCGGACAGCGGCGTGGGGTCACGAACGCAAAAATCAGAAATCAAACGGGGTATTAACCCCCAGCCCGGAAAGTGAGGTGAAATGTGTGGCAAAAGATGGAACTATGAGAGGCGGTCAGCGTGTCGGTGCAGGAAGAAAATCCAAGGCTCTGACCGATAAAATCGCTGACGGCAGATTAAACGGTGCGATGGTGCTCCCAGAACCGGCAGAAATCGAAGGAGCGGATGTTCCTCCGGTCAAAGAATACTTGAAAGCCGCTCAGAAGAACGGCAAAGACCTGTGTGCCGAAGAGGTCTACCGGGATACTTGGAACTGGCTCAAGGCCCGTGGCTGTGAAATGTTAGTAAACAACCAGCTGATCGAGCAGTACGCCATGTCAGTCTCCCGATGGATTCAGTGCGAGGAAGCAATCTCCGAGTTCGGCTTTCTGGCCAAGCATCCCACCACTGGCAATGCCATCGCTTCACCGTATGTTGCAATGAGCCAGACCTACATGAAGCAGGTCAATCAGGTCTGGTATCAGATTTACCAGATCGTGAAAGAAAACTGTGCCGTGGAGTACGGCGGCAGAAATCCACAAGATGATTTGATGGAGCGGCTGCTCACCGCTCGGAAAGGAAACTGATATGTTTGAAAAAGTAAACCCGGCGCATCCCGACAAGGTGGCCGACCGCATCGCCGGTGCTCTTGTCGACCTTGCGTATCAAAAAGAGAACAATCCGAAGATCGCCGTCGAGGTCCTGATCGGCCACGGCATCTGCCATATTATCACCGAAACCTCAGTGGCCCTTTCTCCCGATGAGGTAGAGGCTGCTGTTTCCCGTATCGCCGGGAACCTGCTGGTGGACTACCGTGAGGTTTCGCAGGACGAGCATCTGGCCGACAACCAGATCGACGGCATTCATTGTGGCGACAACGGCATCTTCAAAGGCGTCCCGGTGACTGACGAGCAGAAAAAGCTCACCGCCATCGCCAAGCAACTCTTTGAAACCTACGGCAGCGACGGCAAATACATTCTGGACGGCGACCGTCTGATCCTCTGCCAGAGCAACGCAAAGACCAGCAATCTGCGTGAAGTCTTCCCGGATGCCGAGATCAACCCTCTCGGTGACTGGACCGGCGGCACGGACGTTGACTCCGGTGCCACTAACCGGAAGCTCGGCTCCGATATGGGAGACTCCGTGACCGGCGGTGGTCTGCACGGCAAGGACCTCTCCAAAGCCGACGTCAGCATCAACATTTACGCATGGCTCAAGGCGCAGGAAACCGGTGCGCCGGTCGAGCTTGTCTGCGCCATCGGTGACGATGCCGTGAACGGCATTCCATACGAGAGAATCGTAGAAACAGCAAGGGCCTTCATCGACCGCATCGGCGGTTTCGAGAGGTTCGCTGAGTGGGGTCTTATATGCTGATTGAGAAAAAGAAAACGGCAGAGCTGCTTCCTGCCGAATACAACCCTCGCAAGGACCTGAAGCCCGGTGACGAGGAATATGAAAAACTGAAACGCTCCATCGAGGAGTTCGGTTATGTCGAACCGGTCATCTGGAATAAGACGACCGGTCGTGTTGTCGGTGGGCACCAGAGGCTCAAGGTACTCATCGACCTTGGCATCACAGAGGTTGACTGTGTGGTCGTTGAAATGGATGAAGCCAAGGAGAAGGCTCTCAACATCGCCCTGAACAAGATCAGCGGTGATTGGGATAAGGACAAGCTGGCCCTGCTAATCGCTGACCTGCAGGGCGAGGACTTTGATGTTTCCCTCACCGGTTTTGCCCCTGCCGAGATCGACGACCTTTTCAAGGACAGCCTGAAGGACGGCATTCACGACGATGATTTCGATGTGGATGAGGAGCTGAAAAAGCCCATCTTCACCAAGGCTGGCGACATCTGGACGCTCGGTCGGCACCGTCTGGTCTGCGGCGATTCCACGAAGAAGGAAACCTACGACACTCTGATGGGCGACGTCAAAGCCAACCTCGTGATCACGGACCCGCCGTACAATGTGAACTATGAAGGCTCTGCTGGGAAGATTAAGAACGACAACATGGCAAACGACGCATTCTATCAGTTCCTGCTCGACGCTTTCACCAATATGGAGGCCGTCATGACCGGCGATGCTTCCATCTATGTGTTCCATGCGGACACCGAAGGTCTGAACTTCCGCAGGGCTTTTGCCGATGCAGGCTTCTACCTCTCCGGCTGCTGCATCTGGAAAAAGCAGTCTCTGGTGCTCGGACGCTCTCCATACCAGTGGCAGCATGAGCCGGTGCTCTATGGATGGAAGAAAAACGGCAAACACCAGTGGTACACGGGCCGCAAGGAAACCACCATCTGGGAGTTCGACAAGCCCAAGAAGAACGGCGACCACCCGACCATGAAGCCGATTGCGCTTCTGGCGTACCCGATCATGAACTCCTCCATGAGCAACGCTGTGGTGCTGGACCCCTTCGGCGGTTCCGGCAGCACCCTGATTGCCTGTGAGCAGTCGGATCGCATCTGCTATACGGTGGAGCTGGACGAGAAGTTCTGCGACGTCATCGTAAAGCGATACATCGAACAGGTCGGTTCCTCGGATGGTGTTACGGTACAGCGTGACGGCGTGACTTTCCGCTTCGACGAAGTAGCTAATGTAGACGAATGAGGGCCGCTTTTTTCCTGCGATATTTGGTACATATATTTCGCTGAAATGACTTGCTATTCTGTGGCTTCAGAGTGATATATACAGTACCAAAAAACAAGGAGGTAACCCCATGAAAGCACTACACTACAACGTCACCGGGCAGGACCGCAAAGAACTGGTCGGCATCATCTCCAAGGTGGTCGGCATGAAGGCCGTCTACAAATTCATGCCCACCTGCGCCTTCGTCATCAGCAACATCACCGTTGAGAAAGACGGCACGATGGTCTGGGACGAGCGCACGGATCAGGACACCATTGAGGCGGTCATCATCGCCCTTGCCGAAGCCGGATTCAACCCGGTCAAAGACGAGGCCGAAGCCGAAGAAACTGGCCTGACGATTGAGATCCCGCTTGAAAAGGTCTCGGTTGGAAACCTCACCAAGCTGCTGGATGCCAAAGGAGAACTGATCAAGAAGGCCCTTGGTATCGAGGACATCCGCATAGAACTCAAGGACGACCGCATCGCCTTCCCGTGGTTCAAGGAGCTGCCCTCCCCCGAAGAGATCAAAGCCTACTCGCATTTCATCGCAGCCTTGTGTGAAATGGCCCTGAACCAGAAGCGGATCACCGCCAAGGAAAAGCCGGTCGACAACGACAAGTACGCATTCCGCTGCTTCCTTTTGAGGCTGGGCTTCATCGGTGACGACTACAAGACTGAACGTAAAATCCTGCTCCGCAACCTCTCCGGCTCCTCGGCCTTCAAGAGCGGCGCAAAGAAAACGGAGGTGGAATCATGCGAGTGATTTCAAAAGCGGCCCTTGAGGGCTTACGTCGCCGGTACAAGCCCGGTACACGGGTGGAGCTCCTGCAGATGGACGATGTTCAGGCTCCTCCCATTGGGACGAAAGGAACGGTCCTCGGCGTGGACGACATCGGTTCCATCATGGTCGCATGGGACAACGGCTCCGGCCTGTCAGTTGCATACGGCGCAGACCTTTGCAGGGTGGTGAGCGACGATGACTGAGACGATCAAAAAGCAGATCCTCGCCATCCGGGACACCGGCCTGACGAATATGTTTGATACAAACATGGTGCAGCGGCTGGCCTACGAGCGAGACTTCTATGAGCTGGTGGTCTTCATTGAGGAGCATCGCAAGGAATATGTGCATTTCATTCTCTACGGAGAGGCATAAAGTACACAATTCCAAGCCCGAATATTTGTGTAGAATACTTCGGTTTATATTGCAGAAATGACTTGCTATTACAGGCGTTT